CTATATTTATAAACAATGCTCATAATGGATTTTCACAAGTACAATTATTAAACGACGTGTATAATATATGGAAAGATAAACCAGATAAATATATAATAAATATAAATAGTAGAGCAAAATATCCCAACATCTCAAAGGGTTATATGTATTCAGCATCCAAGGCTGCGTTGTCTCAACTTTCTAATAGTTTAAGATTTAAAGAAGATAAAAAATGTAGAATTACAGATATTAATCCCGGCTTATTAGAGTCAGATTTACCAAGCATGACATACGATGAGCTTGCTAAATGGATTGTGTATCTAATTAATGCAGCAGTAGATATTGAAATAGGGGAAATATCTTTATGGCATAGAACTTCGTATGTAGATGTACAAAATCAAAAACAAATTAAATTAAATGAAAGCAGGAAAAATATGGGGAAAGACTGAAAAAGTCTTTGCCAACGGTGTTTTAGAATTCCACCGAATAGAATTTAATAAAGGATTCAAATGTTCAGAGCATGAACATCAATTTAAATGGAATGGTTTTTTTGTAGAGTCCGGGGAAATGTTGATCAGAGTTTGGCAAGACGATCAAGGATTGGTTGATGAGACTATACTTAAAGCTGGTGATTTTACTATGGTTAAACCAGGTAAGTATCATCAATTTGAAGGATTAAAAGACGGTGTAGCTTTTGAGTTATATTGGGCGGAGTTTAATCATAATGATATACAGAGAAGAACTGTAGGAAAAAAATTATGAACGTAGCTATAGTTATACCAGCTAGATTAAATAGCACTAGGTTAAAAGAGAAAATGCTTATCAAGTTTGATGACGAACCTCTTATACGTGTAGTGTTTGATAAATGTCGATTAATGGGATATGATACTTATGTTGTTACTGATAGTAAAAAAATAGCACAACATATTACAATCGGACACGTTATCATGACAGGTGAAGCTGAAAATGGGACCGCAAGAATAGCATCAGTTGTAGATCAATTAGCAAAATACGATCTAATAGTTAATATACAAGGTGATATGTTAGATATAACAAAGGATACTATACAACCAATTATAGATAATTGCCATTCAGGATACATAACAACAGCATATAAAAAAGGTTATGTTTCTAATGGTGTTAAAATAATACACCAAAATGGATACGCGTGTTGGTTTACAAGATCAAACATCGGGTATGGTGATTCACATTTAGGTATATACGCTTATACACCATTTTTATTAAAACGTTATGAGCTATATAAAGATAAATATCCAATGGAAAATTTAGAACAAAATAGATTGTTAGGCAGTCCATATAAAATTCGTGCAATTGAAGTAAAATATGATGGAAAAGAAATTAATACAGAGCAAGACTTATTCTGATAGATTTAAGTATAAAAAAAAATACGAAGATCTTTTTACTGGAGGTTACTATATGAGGGACATATATGGTAAAAATAGAAAAACAAGAGGTGGATATGGTGATGGTGGTGGTATAAGGAGATTATTAAAACCAATTAAACAATTTGTTAATGAAAATCCAGGTTGTATGTTACTGGAATACGGTTGTGGTAGATCAGTACATTGGCATGAGAGACAGAGAATACTTGGGATGAATAAAGCCAAAATTACCATGTGTGAATATTTAGGTCCTAATTTAGGTGGATTTTATAGGTACGATCCTTTTCATCCTATATATAAAATGAGACCACCTGTGGTAGCTGATGCTGTGATTGTTTGTGATGTGTTAGAGCATATACCTATAAAAGAACTACCAGATGTTTTAAAAGATATAAAAAAATTTACTCACGTGGATGGTAAGGTATTTATCACGATACCGTCACAACCAGCAAAATGTACTTTCATGGATGGTGAAAATATGCACTGTACATTAATGAGTCATAAGAAGTGGAAAAGTATTTTAACACAAAATATACGAAGAAAACTACAAGTAAATTATATAAAATAATGGGAAAATATAATAAATTTTTAATAGCTGGTCCTTGTGTACTTGAAAGTGGATTATCAGCTATGAATTTAGCTTTTGAGCTTAGTAAGTTAGCGGAAAAGTACAATTTTCACTATATATTTAAAGCTTCATTTGATAAAGCGAATAGAACTTCTATTGATTCTTACAGGGGCCTTGGTATGAAACAGAGTTTAAATATACTAAGAAATATTAAAGAAGCTGTGGGTTGTGAAATAACAACCGATATACATGAACCCTGGCAAGCAAAACCAGTTGCTGAAATAGTGGATATACTACAAATACCAGCGTTTTTATGTAGACAGACAGATCTTTTAAAAGCTGCTGCTAAGACAGGTAAGATTGTTAATATTAAAAAAGCCCAATTCTTAGATGGTAAGAATATGATCCACCCGATTAATAAAATAAGAGAATCAGGTAATGATAGAATTATGCTTACAGAGAGAGGTAGCATGTTTGGACTTGGTAATTTAGTTGTTGATTTTAGACAACTTATAGATATGAAAGAGTTTGGTTACCCTGTTATCATGGACTGTACTCACTCTACTCAAAAACCTAGTTCATTAGGAGATAAAAGTGGTGGAGAACGAAAGTATGCTATACACATAGCTAAATTAGCAAAAGCTATTGATGTTAATGGATTTTTTTTTGAGGTTCACGAAGATCCAGATAATGCGTTATGCGATGGACCCAATATGATACAATTAAACAATTTTGAAAACATTTTAAAACAAATACAATGAAAATATATATAGGACACGATTTAAGGTTTCCTCAAGCTACTAGAGTTTGTAGGAAATCCATTGAAGATAATTCAGAAAAAGGAGAACATCTAATAAAGTATTTAAATAGAAAACAACTAACTAGAATAGGTATATATGGTAAAGGACCTGTTGAAGGGGAGTCGACGGAATTCTCTTTTACTAGATTTTATGTACCATTGTTATCTCATTACGAAGGTGTTTCTATGTTTGTTGATAACGATTTCGTATTTAAAGCGAATCCTAGCGAATTAGAAAAATACTTAAAAGACAAACCTTTAGCTTGTGTTAAACACGAACTAGATGAAGAAAAAATTTACGATGAAAAGTTTGATCATTTTGTAAATAAATCTTATCCAAAAAAATGTTGGAGTTCTTTAATGTTATTTAATAACTCTAAATTAAAACATTTAACTAAAGATTATTTAGATAATGCTAGCGCAGCAGATTTACACCAACTTGAATGGGTTGATGATAAAGATATATCAGAAATCCCAAGATCATGGAATCATTTAGTGGGATATTATAAAAAACATAATAAAATAAAAGCAATACATTATACACAAGGTGGACCTTGGTTTGAATCACGTAAAAACGATGAATTATCAGAAGAATGGTGGGAGATATACAAGAATTTGTAAAAGATAAACGAGTAGTATTTGTAGGTAACTCAGTAGAGATAATGAATTACAAGTTAGCTGATCTTATAAATAGCTATGATGTTGTGGTTCGTTTTGGAAGGGCTATGCAAGCAAATAAACTACAAGAAGAATCTATAGGTACTAAGGTGGATATATGGGTTACGGGTCAATTTCGAGCACCTATATATAGAGAAAATAAAAAAGAATTTACTCATGGTAAATTCAAAGATGTTAAAATACTTGTTAATAGATGTAGAGGAAATTTACAATTAAAAAATTGGGATTTTGAAGGACATTTACCTAAAGGCATGTTATATACTCAAATGTATACTGATAAAGAGATTGTTGATATAATGAAATCTTTTAATAAAGATATATTGAGATGTAAGGATTTAAGACCAAGTGCGGGATTTTTAACTATACTATGGTTCGTTGATAAAGTTAAAACTTATAAAAGTTTAGATTTAATAGGTTTTGATTTTTTCGCGAAGTCTGTTATACAAAGAGGTCAGGATAAAAAAGGTAATGTTAGCGCAGCAGATCCACATAGTTGGCATTTACCTATATATATGGTACCTGTAGGTGCTCATGATAGTGATCTTGAACAACAGTATGTATCTATGTTAGAAAGAAGGGGATTGTTGAATTGGAAAGTATTAAGTGATTTAAACAAAAGTAAGATTAAATATACTGACTGGATGAAAGGAGAGAAAATGATTAAATCATCGAGAAAGAAATCTAAAATATCAAAGATTTGATATTAATGTGACTACTATAAGTAGTGTTAGTATTGTAACTAAAGTTATAAAATGAGGGTGTTTATATTTATCGTCCATGATAAAGTAATCACCCTTTTATTTTTTTATATAATGTTTTTTATGTTATCAGATTGTTAACTTTAAAACCACTCTCCAAATTTTCTAATTTCATTAAGTTTCTTAAAACTAAAATCCATAATTTTCTTAAAAGATCTTTTAAAGATCTTTGATGTATATACATACATAAATTATTTTTTTATTTTTTCAACAGCGGATATTCCAAAGCAACCTAATGTAACCCATACAAATGAGTTATAAACTACTTCGTTTATAATAAGATCTTTATCTGCTATAAGACTTGTCATTAAATCAGCTATAGCAAACAATGTCATTACTATAAATGACGCAAATCCTATTACATTTTTCTCATTAATGTTATTTTTATCTTCAAATAATTTCCACATAGTTAGTTTTATGATAATGTTCCAAACACTGCAAATTCCACAACAGTACCTGATGTAGAAGTATATGCTTTTAAACTAAGATCGCTTGATGATGGAATATATGCAAATTGACCACCGTGTAGCTGAATAGTATGTGTATCTGTTCCGTCCCCATCATAGTAACAATATATAACGTTGTTACTCGCATGGTATTCGTGTGTGTTTTTAATATACACTACAGAGGGTGAAGCAAACTCATCTGCTGTATCTATAGTTACTTGTCCAGATCCTGTACCAACCGCTGTTGAGGTAATTTTCTTTCTTGAAATACCTGTAGCGTGAGTACAAGAAAATGATGTTGTTGCTGTTAAGTTTAATGTATCAGATGTTAAATCTGTGCTTTCTCATGTTAATGTTGGTGTTAATGTTGCCATAATATGTTATTTAAATTGTATCTTTTTAGTTATTTTTCTTTTTAGCTCCACCACCACTAGTTACGGGGTTTACAGCTGTTGGATTACCAGAGAATCCACTAGTACCAGAAGGACCTCCAAAGTTTCCACTACTTGATGGTGTTGGAATTGATGTAGTTGGTTTTGATGGCACTGAATAATTTACATTATTATTATTATTATTACCATAATTATAAGGATAATAATCATACGTATTGTTTATATAATTATATGGACGATAATAATAACTAGGTCTCATACCATAACTATACCCCATAACATTATATATAACATTAGGTCTAATTGCTTCAATAGGTATTTTTAATGTATCACCCATCTCAGTCACAGCTAAAACATGAGTTATATTTATTTTTTTATTATTTTTAAATAATTGTGGT